TCGGCTAGGGAGACGGCACCAATACTCGCAGGCGTAGCAGTTAGCACGCCTACGGCATTCAGGATGCTTACATTGTCCGGCTTCACACCACCCAACACTGTCGCTGTCGCCGTTGGCAGACGGACCGCCCAACCGTCCGTCCCGCAGGTGTACACCGTGTTGGGCGTGATCGCCGTGTTCTGGTAGGGCTGGCCATAGTTGGCGACGGTGCAGGCGATGCTCAAACTCATTGGCGTGCCCGCGCCCGTGATCCGAGGCCAGTTGATCCGCGTGGCCGGATCGACCTGCGTCTGCGCTCCCGCCACAGCAGCGAAGAGCAGGGCAACCGAGACAATGCAATGCTTGAGATGCTGCTTCATTTCAGTTCACCCATTCCGTCCAGTACGTAAGTGTGGGAACCGGGCTGCTGCCCGGAATGTCATCCCATGTGAAGTTGTAGTAGTAGCCAGGGGGAACAACAAACGTCACTCCCGTTTGGCCAGTCGAGTTCGTGACAGAATTTGCTGCGACCGTCTGAGCGCCAGCTCCGGACGCTGGGAGCGCCGCAGAGGTGCTCGCCACATTCCCATAGCAGTCGACGCCGTTCGCCACGCCGCTGCTAATCGACGCGCTTGCGGATACCGTGAGACGATATCCGCTCGTGTTGTGGTAGACCGTATTGAAGGAGCGGGCACCCGTCACAATGCTCATCGTCGTGGCCGGCGGAGCAAACGGAGTGCTCGGCACAAAGACTCCGCCCACATTGGTCAGCACCTGCCCCGCCGTGCCGGGTGCGGCAAGTGTGATCGACCCCGCAGTCAGCAGCCCACTCACGACCTCAGAGGCGGCCGCAATCGACCCCACGCTCGCAGTCGGGGCGGTGAGCTCGCCGCTTAAGCTCACCGATACCCCTGTAATCGGACCGGTGGCGTTGATGGCGGCGGCGGCAACGTTAGCCAGCGTGGTGATCGCCTCGGCGAAGAAGGCTCCATTGGCACTGACCAGCGGCCCGGATGCGCGGAGCTTGCCCGTCACGGCGTCGAAGCCGAAGCACTGCAGACTCACCGCGTAGGGGAGCGGATCAGGCTGCGCCGCACCCGCCATGATGGCAGGGAATGTCACGGTGCGGCCGCCCACCGCGTCCTGCTGGTAGTACATGGCGATGGGTTGCCCCGGCGCCAGACCCCACACCCCGGCAATGGTCAGATTGCCCGTCATGCCCGCAAGGTAGAACCCGTCCGCGAGGCCCGCGTTCAGCGTCACGGACGCCGCATACGGCACCACCACCACGTACGGCGTGTTGCTCCCCGGAGTAAAGCCGGTGGCAACGATCGAGCGGAACGTGTAAATATCCCCGGCCGGCGAAGGTGCCGTCAGCGTGATGGACCCGGAGGCTGTTTCGATGTAGTCGACGGTATTCGTCAGCGTCAACCCACCGGAAACGACAAACAGGTTGTTCGCTCCCGGCGTGTAGGGTGGCGTCGCAAACACCGTCTGCCCCGCCGTGGAGGTGGTCTCGATGTACCCGAAGCTGAGCGTTTGAGGCGATGGCTGGTTGGGGGCGGAGATGACCGTCTGCGGCACTCCGTTGGCATCGAAGGACAGATACATCCCAGCCCGCTGCGCCACCGGCGGAACTTGCGTGCTGATGCCGGAGGGATCGGTGATCGGGAAGTTGATCGTCCGGTTGACCCGCTCCTGCATTTGCTGGATCAGGATGGTCAGCAGGTCGAACTCGGTCGTAACCACCTCAGGGTAAAATCCTCCCTGATTGGTCAGCTCGGTGCCCTGCAACTCCGGAATGGCGGACGAGAGGACGAGCGAGTATCCCACCTGCAACGCGACCTGGAGCAGGGTGATGGTGCCGCCGGGGTTGTAGTCCTGGTTGGCGTTCAACGTAACGGAGTAGTCGGTATTCAGGACCAGCGTCGACTGAATGCCGAGTGCCAGGTTGAGCGTGACAACCAGCACATCCGAAGGCTGGAAGACTTTGAAAGGGAAAGGAAACGTGGAGACGGTTCCCGAGCCAGCGAACGGCCCCGCCCTTCGCACTGTGGACGATATCGACATGCCTTATCCCTCCATTTGAAACTACCGCTCTCCACGGCTGGTTATGTATACACCGCAAGGTGTATCGTGATTCAGTGAAAACTGCCTTATGCATTCTCGTGCTCATAGTCGCGGTTCTATCGGTTGCGGAGCCTGTCAACGCCGCGACACCGCATCCCATCAGCATCGCGATCGATCCGCATTCCTCCGGCGAAGCACAGGCCGAGCTGATCACAAACGGGTTTCGCAAGTACTGCCCGGACATCGCCATCGTTCGCGACGAAGCCGCCGCGCAATACGTGGTCCTTGCCAGCGAATCGAACCCGCTGCGTGGCTTTTTGCTGCACTACTACATCACGGTTTACGACAGGAAAGGCACCGTCGTATTTAGCGTCGACAAAAACCACGACAAGAGCGCTACCAAAGCAGCCTGCAAATTCATCACCGATGCGGCCCGGGCATGATCGAGAAATTCAAGAACGGTTCGCTGGCGCTGGTTGCTGCAGTCTTTTTACCGGCTTCCTGCATCCTTTGCGCGTCGCAATCACCGCATCGATCGGAGACGGTAGCTTCCGCTGCGTTCCCCGACCTACCGAGCGAGGCGTTTGTTGCGACCTGCACAAGGGTTGACAACCCCACAGATATTCAAAAGGAGGCGGCCGTCGCTTGCGCGTATTACATGGCTGGAGTGGCCCAGGGGATGCTGCAATACGTAGGGGCGCTCAAACATTTCGGTGTCGATCCCAGGATCAATCTCTGCTTCCCAGCCAATACAGAACCAGGACAGCTCGTGAAAGACGCTGTCGATTACATGAAAAAGTACCCACACATGAAGATATCCGGCGGCGATATGGCCTTTTTGGCAATCTTGTCTAAATACAGCTGCAGCATCAACGAACCGAAAGACAAACCTTCGCAACCCTAGCTACTTGTGCGGTGCTCCTACCACCGCATCCCACGCGTTGGGGTTCTCGATCTTGCCAGCGTTTGCCTTGCGCACGTAGTGCGTGATCCTGAAGCCCTCGGCAGTCGCCGGGACGCCTGCCGATACCATCGCGGCTTGCAGGGCATCCAAGCCGATGCCGGTCCAGTCCTTGTCTTCCTTGTCGGATAGCGCTTCCACTCCAGCCTTCACGCCCATGGTAGCTATGTTCGCAATCGGAGAGAACTGCACATCGCCCTTCGTCTCGATTGCTTTTGCAACTTGCCCAAGGAGCGGAATCGTTTCTATCGGGAATAGCAGCGCACGATTGGCCGCCCAGCGGCCCCAACTCTCTCCCTCCTTGGGCCGTCTGCTTTGGACGAACGCGCCAATGACCGAGGGGATAATGAAGGCCATCGCCGATCCGTACGTGAACTTCCCTGCGCGTGCGGCAAAACTGCCCTGGTTGGGCGCAGCAGCTTTGTGAATCTGCTCGTCGATCTGGTTGAACTTCAAGTTTTCGAAACCGCCCAGCGTTGTTATCACCTTCCAGAAGTCGCTATTCCGCATGATCGCGGGAATGTCTTTGGGCGCATTCGATCCAAGGCCCGTCCGCACCGCTCCATCCGCTATGTGCATCGCCTGGTAGTGCGCCTCGTTCTCGGGGAGATCGACGCGCTCCTTCAGCGCTTTCTGGTAGGCCGCATCCCAAAAGGGGAAGGACAGCATGTGGTCCATGAATTGCAGCGGCATCATCCCGGCTGCGCCCAGCTTCTTCCAGGCACCCTCCTGCGAAGTCCCATTGTGAAGGCTCTGCTGATAGTCCCGGTCAAGATTGTCGCCCCTGAAGCGCATTTCATTGGGCGAAGCGTCCCGAATCTCTTGCGAAATTTCGAGTGGGTGAGCAAGGAACTTCACAAACGATGACGACCATTCCCGAGGAGAAACATGATTGAACATGGCGGTGGCGTGGGTAATTTGCAGCAGGGTAGTAACCGGGTTCAAGGACAGAGACGCCTTGACGAGGTTCGTTCGCAACATCCGCAGCCCCGCCGAACCATCCTTCATCCCCTGTACAGCGCTTCCATTTTTGTCATTGATCAGCGTTCGCGCCCAGGGCATGAACTTTTCTTCGTGGGCCGGGCCCAGCGTCTCGCGGAGCGTATCTCGAATCCCCTGGTCCATCAGCAGTTTGTTGAGCACGTGAATCACCTGGCGGTGAGTGATGTCCTTCACGACCTTCGCCACATGCTGAGTCAGTGTCTGTTCGTAATCGAACCGCAGCGGGCCGCCGTATCCCGTCCGCGCCTTCATATTATTTCGAGAGGTAGTCGCCCGCGTGTATCCGCCCTCCACCAGGTTCTGCACCCTGGTTCCCGCATCAGCTTCGGCGCCGCGCTTGGAGAACCGTGTGTCCATGTCAACCGGGTAGTATCCACCGTCCAGGTGCATCATCGTGCCATCGGCTGTCTTCACATCGAGCGGGACGTGTGTGACCATGACTGGCGGTAATCCGGTTTCGCTCTTCTCCAGGTCGGACTGTGCCTGCCCGAGGGGCTTCAGCATGTCCCACTTGTCCTGAATGAACTGCCACTCTTCGCGGGTCAGCATTCCGTCCTTGATCTTGTCGACCAGGGACGGGTCGAATCCGCGATTCGTGAAATTGTGGTCCTGAAGCGAATTCGTCAGACGGTCAAGGTTTGATTCATTGCCCATGTTCAGCGCCATCGAAATAATCTCGTGACGAGAGGTAGGCTCTGTGACCCCTTCGATCGATATCTTTTTGAGCATATTCATGCGCTGCTCCGGCGTCATCTTTTCCAGAGAATCGCCAGCGTCCTTCGTCACCTGCGCATGCAGGCCGTATTCCTTACCCTCCGCGTCAGCCGCCAGGTTCCACAGGTTGTCGTGCCAGGGCCCAGTCTTGCCGCCATCCAGCCGGTTGATCAGGAATTCCATGCGCGTCATCATGGCTTCCCCGCTTTGGAGGTAGCCTTTGCCCGTCTGCACCGCAGTCTTGTTGCGCTCGAATAACGGCTCCGGATGCGACCGCAGCGACTCCCGCGCCCGCACCTGCATCGCCTTCGACGCGATGTCGTACTCAATCTTTTTCCCGTCGATTACCTCATGGAGATCCTTATAGGCCAGCGTCTTGATGTTGGTCAGTGCGTCGTGGAGCTGGTGCAGCTCGCTCAGTGGGATGGTGCGATAGTTGGCCGTCCGATTCTCGTTGTACATCGCATCGCTGATGGCCGGTTCTCTGTCCATCTGCTCGTACTGATAGTTTGCCCACTCGGCGAGCGACATGGTGGTCGGCGCGGTCCGTGGCATGAACGCCATTTCGTACCGCGCCATCAGCTTGTTGAACTGCGGCAGATTCTCAGGGCCAGACTTGCCCAGGTTCTGCTGCACCGTCTTCCCCTGTGCCCGCTTCCTGAAGGGCTCGAATTGCCGGGTCACGTAATCCTGCTGTTGCTGCTCTGCGCGAAATAAGAAATGGTTCAGCAGACCCTTGTGCTTCGCCTCGGCGGCGGCTGCATAGTCGCCTTTCGCGAAAGCCTCAAGGGATTCACGCTGATACTTCCGGCTGGCATCAAGTTTGCGCATCGGCTGCAGGTCGGCGGCAGACTTCTTCTGAGTTGCCTCCTCCGCCCGTTGCCGGTAGGCCTCGAGCGGCGCGGCCTCAATCACGGATTGTATCCCCTGCTTCTGACCTGTCTTCTGCGCTTGCAGCTCCGCAACCTTGCGCTTCAGCGCGACCAACTCTGCATGCTCGATCTTCGCGCGGTTGTCATTCTCCAACGCCAGCCGCGCCTGATCATCCAGGGTGCCGTCGTAGCGGATGTCGCCATGCTTGGCCGTCATGTACGCGCGGGTGGCTGTGTCGATCGCCTCACTGCGCCGCGGCGCCGCCTCCAGCGCCTTCATCATCTCTTCGCCAGAGCCGAAGCCGTGGATCTCCGCAGCCGTTTCCGCGTCCGTTCCACCCTCGGTGCGATAGATTCCCCGATGCAGCTCCTGCAACGCCTTCACCCGCTCCTCGCCAAACTGCTCGACCAGCGCAGCGCGGTTCAGGGTCAGCGGCGTGCCGTCTTCGAGTTCGCCCTTGCGCAGCGACTTGATTGCCTTGTACACAGGCTGCGCGTCGACAGTGTCGGTCACACCCTGGCGAACGTTCTTCTCTTCGTCGCGCCACGCCTCGGAGCGATCGCGCACCGCCGCCTCGTTCAAGCGGCCGAGGATGTAGGCCTTCGCCTCTGCGACGGTCGTCTGATGGTCTTCCGCATGTTGTTTGAACTGCTCTTCCGTCCATCCAGCTTCCTCGGGAGTCTTGAATTGTTGCGGCCCAGCTTCGTCCGCCGCCCGGTTGACGCCATCCTCGGCGGCATACATCCGGTCGAAGACATCGCGAATCTCGGGAGACAGTTCTACGCCCAGGGAAGAGGCTTTCTTGTAGACCGAACCCAACCAGACGGCGAAGCGCTGAAACGTCCCTTTGAGGCCGGGGCTGGGAGCTTTGCCTTCGCGGAGGTACTGCTCGTTGGCCTGCGCCCACTTCTCATGCTGCTCGGTAGTGAGCGGTTCGCCTTCCTTGGCGTCGAGGAAGTGCAGCACCTTGTTGTAATCGCCCTTCAGCGTTTTGCTGGAACCCTCACGGCTGGCAAGATCGCGCAGCATGAACAGGTAGGCGTGCGCAGGCTCATGGACGAACGTCGACAGATCGCCAATCTTCGTCTTGCCAATCTCAAACGATCCATCCGGGAGCGTGCGGAACCATCCCCGTGGCTGGCCGGAGGCTGGCTTGACAGCGTTCGCAGCCAGCTTGGCGTGTTCTGCGTCGACGCGGACGCGCGCGGCATCGACTCTTGCGGAGAGTTTATAGTCTGCCGGGTTTTCCATCGCTTCGTTGTAGAGTTTGCTGTGCTCGGCCTGAGCTGCCCGCAGGGCTGCCGTGCGGGGATCTGCATCGCGCAGGCTTTGGTACTTCTCCTGCGCGGAGAGCCATACCTCATCATCCCCGCGCGCCGCCGCCTCGATGGCCGTCCGCGCAAGGTGGTCTTGCTCGGCCGTGAGCGGAACACCAGTCGCCGCCGCCCGCTCCCGTAACGTGACGAGGGTTGGGTGATCTTCTCCCGCCGGCGTAGCGGGAAGGTTGTGGAACCATTCGGGAATTTGCGACTGGAAGAGGGTAGGATTGTCGCCGGTGCCGTGAAACAGAGGCGAGTTCCGCTCCATTTCGCCAGCGGCCTTGCTGATATCGCCCGTGGGAGAGCGCATCTGCTCTTCCATCCCCTGCTGTTGCAGGTCAGCCCTGGCTTGGTCGCCCTCGGCAACCATCGACTCCATGCCGGGAAATATACGGTCGTCGCTTACTTTCCGTTGGAAGAGGGGGTCTTGCTGGCTGGAGGCTTCAGCTTGTGCAGCTTTAGAAACTGGCTTATCACCCGATCCTGCTGCTCCGGGGACAACTTTAGAGAGTGCTTCGCGGATGCTTGTGTAGGCTCGCTGCTTGATTTCATTTGCGTTCGCTCCCTTTTGTGCCAGCTCCTTCGCTGCGCTGTTCAGTATATCGTCAACCGGGCCACTGCGCGTACTCTCATGGTCGTATAACATCTGCGCTTGTTCCGCGTTGGCAGCGATCTCCGCGTTCTTCTTCGCGTTGATCTTCTGGCCCTTGACCTTTCCCAGCACTTCAGCCTTGCCAGCGTCCGCAACGCCACTGAAGGTGCGCCGCTCGGTGGCGATCTTCTCGCGGATCGAACTCGACACCTCTGCTTTTTCAAGCGCGAGGTTCTGAGTCATCTCCTGCATCCCAAAGAGATTTTCCTGCGTCTCGGTATGCTGGGGCGCTCCCTTCACCATGCGCGCCAGCTCTTCGACCGTATCGTCTGAGACCCGCTTGCCCTTCGACTCCGCCTTCTGGATGAGCTTTAGCAGCGCTTCCTGGTCGGCGGGGTCTGCGCTTGCGTTGCCGATGGCGACTCCACGGCCCTCGCGTATCTTCCCGCTGACCACCTGATCGAAGATGCTTGGGTCCAGCTTCGCAAGCGCGGTACCCTTTGAGGCTGTTGCTTCGCCCATAGAAATACCCAGGCCGTCCAGACGTTCCGGGGTGATACCGGAATCACGGAAGAACTTCGCTGCATCCATCGCGGTCCCGCGGCCTTCGGCAATGTTCTGCAAAGCTCCCACGGCGCGGGCTTCTTCGGCGGTGGGAACGTCGATGTTCTTTGTCCAGAGGCTATCGACGCCGCTTTCCTTCGCTAGCGTTGCGCGGTGGTGACCGTTGACTGCGTAGGTTTTGCCGTCCTCTGGGTCTTTCCATACACTGAGCAGTCCCGCCAGGTCCTCGTTCCACTTGCGGCCCTTCAAGAGATTGGTGACGCCGCCCGCGTCCGTGTTCATCTTGAATTGGAACCGCTTCGGGTCCATCTCAATGTCTGAGACCTTCGTGCGCTGTACGTTGTCCTCTGGTGTCGCTTCCCGTTCGACGGGGATCTCCGGAGTGGGTGCCGGTGCGGGAGCAGACTCAGCCGGTGCGCTTGCAACCTCTGGGGCTTCGCCCACGGTCACTTTCGGGTTGTAGAGGTCCAGCAACTCGCTCGGCGTCACCCCAGCCGCTCGCGCCATATTCGTATACACGTTGGCATCCTTGGTTGCCAGCGCCTCCGCCACTTCGGGAGTCTCGCCAGCGTCCACGTAGCGTCCGCGCAGGCTCTCTTTCACCTCTGCATATTCAGGAGTCGCCGCCGTCTCCGCCTGCGCCGCCGCCATGTCCGCCTGCAGCTTCTCCGTCCCACCACTGGCTTCCCAATCGGTCAGCTCCTGACGGCCTTGCTCAAACTGCGTTGGAGTCAAGTTGGTGGAGGGGTCTACAACGTGAGGCAAGAGAGCTTTCTGGTGCGCTTCGTCAAGCTGCGAAAGGAAACCAGCCTTTGGAACCTCAACCTCGCCGCCCGACAGGTGCGCTTCAGCGTAGTTCGTCGATCCAAGGCTCGCTGCGATCGCTTGCGGATCCTCTCCCTGGCCACTGAAGTAATAATTGAACTCGTCGACGGGGATACGCAGACTCGGACCCACGCCGGCGGCTGCTTTGATGGCCTCGCCAAACTGGTCGGGAGCGCGTGCCTTCAGTTCGGAACCGTTAGCAGCATCGACCGCTTCCGCCAGATTCGCGTGGAACTGGCCCAGGCCGAGGTGCATCCCTCCCTGAATCGCCGCACCCTGCCCCGCCGCCATCAGAGCGCCCTTGCTCCATGGCTGGCCGGTAACGATGTTGCTCCCAACCTTCGCCGATCCGCCCATCACCGCGCCCGTGCCCACTGAGGACAGCAGCGGGTTATCTTTCAGCCCCGGAATCATGTCGGTAAACCCTGCCAGCACGTTGCCGGGAAGGTTGATACCAAACGTCCTGTTTGCCGCCAGTCGCGCCGCGTCATCACCCCCGCCAGCACCAGCAACGTCAGTGTAGGCCGCGCCGCCCTGCTGGGCGCTGAACGTCGCACCGACACTCAACGCGGTCGCCACCTTGGCAGCCTTTTCGCTCCATCCAAACGTCCGCGCAGCCCACCCCACCGCACTCGCTGCGCCCATGCCAACCGCCATCGACGCCAGCAAAGGAGCCACCTGGTCCATCCCGGTACTCTTCGCATAGTCTGCAACCCCGGCATTCGGGTCATTCGCAAAGACGTTTTCTGGCTTCAGACCGGATTCGATGCTCTGCAGCAGGTTCTGCCGCGTAGGTCCAGCACCATGCCATCCGGCCATCGAAGCCACATCGCCAGCTGTTCCCACCGTTCCGCCCGCTGCTGAGATCGCCATGCGTGTGAGCGGGTACTCGTAGAGATTTTGCTTGACCGCATCCCAGGCATTGCTGACAGAGCCCTTGAGGGACTCCCACGCGCTCGGAGTGTATACGCTCACCTGGTCCATCTTGCGTACATTCTGCTCAATCCCGCCCAGCCGCTGAATCTCAGGCACGCCGGACACTGCCGCATTGTCTGGGTTCGAAGCCCACGCAGTTGTCTTCGGGTTATCCGCAGCGAACTTGTTGTAGTCGATCGATTTCTGGTCGACGGACTGCTTGAGTTGCGTCTGGTAGCCCTGCTGCTGTAGTTGCGGAGAAACTCCCGTCTGGGCCTTGAGTTGGAGCTGTTTCGCGTACTGGTCTGGATCTTGCGTCGTCGCGTAGGCTACCGACTGTTGCAGGTCCTGAGCGGGATTCGGCTGGGGAGGCGGAGGGAACGCCCTCTGAATCGCAGCATCGACATCTTGATCCTGCGGATTGGCGCTAGGTAATAAGTCCGCAGATCCGCTCGTCATCTGGTCAACTTGATCTTGCGTCAGTAATCCATGCTTCTGCGGCATCGTTCATCCCCTACTGCTTGCTAAACTTGCGCCAATTCTGTCCGTTTTGAGTTTGGAGCCAAGCCGATGCGATGTGGCTCTGTGTCGCAGAAATCCCAGCCCTTGCCAATCCCTCCGTGACGCTCGCAGCGTCTTCTGGAGTGATGTGCCCAACGGGGACATTCACGGTTTTTCCGTCAGGGGTTTGGACGGGCTCGTATCCCTGGTCCATGTTGGAAGCCGTGGCATCCGGGAGGTTCACAGCCTTAGCAGAGTTTTTCCAGAAGATACCGCTTGGCTGAGGAACCATTATCGTATTGCCGATAAGAACGTCGTTTATCCCCTTCGTCATCTCCGCCGGCGTGAGTTGTTGCCCCTTCGCATTTTTCAGAGCGGTAAGGTTTAGCTGGATTTGGTTGTGGAGGGGGAGGAAGAGCTTCTGGTTTACCATTTTAGTAGTGACACTCTGACCGTCCGTGTTGATCAATCTCTGGTAGCCCGCCGCCGTAAAGGCCTGGTCCATTAGGTCTTTCGGAATCGACACCTGCTCCGTTTGTTTGCCCGTGGATTTTCCGTAGGCAGCGGTGAACTCCGGCGCCGTCAGATCCTTGCCCCGAGCGATCACATAGGCTGGAGATGCATCTGGGTGTGTTGCAAGGTCCACCAGCGCTTGCAGATGTTCCGGAGAGAGCATCTGCACTTGCGCAGCATAGCTCGCATCCTCCCGCGCTTGTGACATCCTCTGCCGCGCCTGTGCGGCAGGAATCGCCATCAATTGAGCTGCCTTCTCCGGGTCGTTTTGTTCCATCGTGGCCCACTGCGAAGGTGTCAGCGCATCGTTGCTGTACCTTGGAGCTCCGTTAGGGCCAGCACTGTTGATACCGTGCTGCATGAACGCATCCTGCAGCGGCTGCACGGTCAGCTGCTTATTCTCCGCGTCCTGCCGGAAGTTGACCTTCTGCTGGCTGTCCACGTACGTTGCCATCTGCGCTTTCATCTGCGGGTCGTAGCTGGAGTTGTTGATCTGGTCGATGACCGTCTTCGCCATCGTCGGATCAGCGAACTTCGTAAGGTCTACCTTCGGAAGAACCTGCGTGGTCGGATCGACAGCCTTCCCATCCTTTCCGGCCATGGAGTAATCGAGGCCACCCTTGGCTGTCAACCCAATCGGCTGCTGACCCTGCATCACCGAATCTCCCACCTTGTAATTCACGGCCGAGAGGTTTCCGTACTGCGTCGTCGAACCGTCCGAGTGGGCGATCTCGACCGTGTAGGGATCGCCGGGCTTATCCTGGGTGACGCTGCTCACCTTACCATCCGCTGCCGCGTTGACCGCGGTGTTTGCCGGGACAGTGAAGGTCTGACTGCCATCCTCGTTCTTGTTCATCGTGTACGAACCGCCCTTGATGGGGAGCTGGGGATTGATTCCCGTCGGCTGGCCGTTCGCCGTGCGCAGCGCGTTCGAGATCAACTGGTTCGATACGTCCTTGACGGTCTCCACGTCCGTGTTGCGCTTGATGGCGCTACCCAGCATCTCCGCCGTTCGCTGGTCGATGTGTCCCTGCGCCAACTCGCTCTCGTAGAACGACTGCGCTCCCTGGTAGTTATGGTTGTCCAGCATCTTCGAGATGACGCCCTGCGCAATGCCTGTCGTGACTTCCTTGGCCGCTTCCACCCCTTGCGGGCTGTCCGGGCTGGCTCCCGTCGCGATGAAGAGAGCGTGCTGCTTCTGCTGGATAGCCTGATTGCTGAAGGTGTAGAAGTTGCCAGTTTTGTCGCCATTCACATCCGTTGCGCCGATGCTGTCGGGGTTGCTGATGGCGGACTGCGCGTAGCTGTTGGCGCTGTCGCTGGACGCCTGCGCCGAGTAGAGGGCGTTCTGCTGGAAGTGATGATCGGCCATCACGGTGCCGAAGTTTGTGAGGTGCGCCGTGGTCACACGGTTGTACATCATCTTCTGGAAGTTGTTGTCGAGCCCATCCAGCCCCTGCTGCTTGATCTTCGCCAGCGCGGACGTGGCGTCACCAAACCCATTGATCGCCGCCTGCCCTCGGGTGTTCAGGTAGCCGGGATTGTCAGCCGTGCCATCGCCATGGACAACCTGCTGCGCCTGCTGCATGAAATTCGTCACCGCAGACTTGGTTCGCGCATCGTCGAGCTGCCACTGGATGCGCTCCCCGATGCTGTCGAGGGTCGATCCGGCCTTGCTGACCGCCTCGCCCATCTGCTCCTGCTGCTGAGGAGCAGCATTTCTCATGGCGTCGACGCCGCCGGCGGTGAGGGCGGTCTGTGGATCGGGGCTAAGCAGCGTGCTTGGCGCGAACGTATCGGGGATCTGCGGCATTAGTTGAATCCTCCCATGCTGCCAGGCATGTATCCACCGTTGGCGAGGTACATCTTCATGCGTTGACTGTTGTTCCACTGGCTGGCGACAGAGGTTGCGCTGCTGAGCAGGCTGGAGAACCCTGCCGCGAACGGGCTGATCGTGCTCGCGGTCTTGCCCATGTTCGCAGCCGACACGCGGTCAAGGTTGGACTGGTTCGTAAAGTTGGTGGACTGCACCCGCGCCGCTGAGGCCTCGCGCACGGCGTTGGAGTTGATGTCGTAGACGTTGACATCCTTTACGATGTCCATGCTCCCTGCGACGTCCGCCGTCGTGCCTGTACCGCCCCTCAGCCCTCGCGCTGCCATGTTCACCGTCGCGGCCGCTTTCTGCTGCCCCGCCACCATCGTGGTGCTGAATTCCTTACTCTGACCGGACTTGATATCCGACTCGGCCGCGTACTCGGACTGCCGCGCATTGATCGAGGCCATGTCGGCCTGGTAGCCAAGATTCACGGCCTGCGACTTCGCCTGGTACTGCTGCGACTTGGCTGCAAAGTACCCGCCGATGGCCGTGTTGATGCCGCCCATCACCTGCATCATCAGCGCAAACGTGCCCGCGCTGGGCATCTTCGACTTGCCCCATGCAGACATATCCATGGGCGGCGCTGTCTGGTACGGAATCGAGGTGTCCAGGCTCACATCGCCGGTCATCAGAGTACTGAAATCCATTCCCATGGTTAGCCTCCCACGCTTACTTCAGTCGTGATCCCCACCACCGTCAAGGGCAGCGGGTTGGACTGGCTGATCGTGATCATGCCATCGGGGTTCCACGATGGCGGAATCGCAAGCTCAATCTCCCGTGTCATCAGGTCCGGCGAAGTGCCGTACGCCGCAACCGTGCGTTGCTTGTACTCGGTCAGGTTGCCGTCCTTTGGCCCTGCGAAGACGCTGCCGGAAAGAAACAGCTTGATCCAGAGTTTGTTGATGTTCTTCTGTGTTCCCTGACCGACGCCGGGAACTTGCTGAAGCGCAATAGGCAGGGTGTCAATCTCCGCCGTGTACGGAAGGCCAGCCTGCACCACGACGCCGGGCCTTTGCAGAGTAATCGAGCCGTCGGGTTGCACCACGCACTGCGGCTCAACCGCTCCGTCGACCAGCACATTCACCGTCTCACCCACCAGCCATGTCAGGCCTTCGATGAGGGGACGCGCCCACGCCCACGTCGCTGTCGCCACCGATTGCAGGTCCACTTCGAGCACCTTGTCGATCACCCCAACAACGACCGTCGGGCTGGTGTAGCTCTTGACCGTGAAGCGGTAGAGGATGTTGCCAGTTTGAATCCCTATCGAGTTGAAGATAGGTGCGCCGGTGAGGACAACCACGCTGCCGGGATCCGCGGGAACGAAGCTGGCAGCCGAAGCGTACAGGGTCAGCGTATCGGCTGGGCCCCAGGTTATTCCGCCGGTCACAGTCATCGTGACCGCGGACGCGTTGGTCCCGTCGAAGGTCGCTCCGCAGTCGACGAAGAACGCGCTCTCGGGCCCTCCGTAGAGCCTTGGCCCCATGCGCTCGATGCAGTTCGCCGTCTGGCCGTTGATCTGCCGCGTGATGACCGCGTACAGACGGTCCTCGGCACCCTCCGCAACCACAGCAACGCTCCGGAAGATGCCGTCTGTTACGTGGTGATGCCACGCACCCACCGACTCCTCGGGGATGTAGGTGAAGCCGAGCAGGTTGCCGCTTGAGCTCGGATACCAGACTACCTGCCACGCCGCTTTCATGAACGCCTGATCGAGGATGCTGAATCCATCGAACAGGTGAGCGGCGCGGAGCGACACATCGCCGGTCACATACCCGCCAATCTGCCACTGGTAGCCCATCTCGCGCACATGCCCACCCCGCGCCGCGCAGAACAGAAGCTGGTTATTGACGATCGCAGGAGCGACATTCGTCGCGCCGATATAGCTCTGCGGACGTGCGCAGATGGTCGAAGGCGTGATCGCGTCGGAGTTGCTTGGGCTCGCGCTGATCTCGCAGGAACTGGCGAGCAGGATCAGCTGGAGCAGCGGAACGACGTGAAGAATCGTCGACATCTCGCGCGTCGCGATGGCGATGGCGATGCGATCGGTATCCCGCACCGGCAGCGAATAGCTCATATCGCTCTCGGTGCCCGTCTTGGTCATCCACAGGTTTTGTGGATTGTTGTTCGTGCCCGCGAAGATCCTCCGCTGCTGGTAGTAGCTGACGGCGCCGGGATAGTCCAGGGCAGCGCCGAAGACTGGATCGTAGATGTCTGGAGTGATGCTCATATCGACCCCGATGTTGGTATCGGAGAAGGTGAGTTTGGGTGTCTGCCCAATGAAGCCGTACAGGCCATTTTTCAGCTTATAAACGTAATAGGTGTAGGCACCCGCAACCGCTGCCCAGCTCAGGGTGTTGTAGCTGCCGGTCACATAGAGGTTGTTCAACATGCTGACCGGCGTCGACGTCGCGCTCTGCTGGATCCCATCCGAGGCGACGGCCGTCACCACGTAGGTGTTGGTGATATCGACGATCTGCGTCCCGTACTGCAGGGTCGCGCCATAGGTGTAGGAAGCCCAGCCGCTGGCATCGAGTGGGTTGCCGCTGTAGTCCTCCAGGTAGAGCTCATTCGTGATGAGGTGGCCGCCTGTATCAATGGGAACCTTGCTGACCATCCAGAAGCCATCGAGCACCCTTGTCCCACCGCCGGTGAGCGTTGCCGTCAGTCCTTTGACGTACACGCCATCGCCGAGAGCCAGGGAGTGATCTGTTACCGTGGTGATCAGCGGATTCAGCGCAAGAGCGATGCTGGAGATGATGGCCATGTATCCGAGGGTGGGGGCGATAGCAACGCTGGCCGGGGCACTCAGGGATTGCCCAAACACAATCGAAGAAAACGTCCACAGCGTTGCCCCGTAGCGCCGCAGCTCCGACGGAGGGTAGTTGGGATGGACCAGGGTCATCACGTCCGCGCTCTGCACGAAGTGGATGTCCATCAGGTCGGCGGCACCGTAGGTGTTGGGGATTTCATAGGTCAGATCGGCTGGAAGAGCGTACCAGTAGCTCTGGGTCGCAGGGTCCGTATCGAGGGCAGGCACGAAGGGGCAGGCTTCTGGAGGGACTTGCGGCCGGTAATACGTCGCTCCGCCATAGCTCACCATGGCACCGATGGCGTAGTTCGGTTCAACGGCCAGACCGCCATAGGTCGGAGCCGCAGTCACCGCCGCCGCCAATCCCGTCACCGGATCGGTCAGCTCGAAGGTGTTGGCATCGAGTACCAGGACGTTGTAGGGCCCATATCCCAACCCGGCAGGGTAAGCGACATTATGGCCAACCGGCGCAACCCCTGTGATGGCCAGGACTACTGAATTCCCGGTGCTGAAAGGATGCCCAGGCCATGTAATAACGGTCGGTGTCGCGATCGTGTAGCTGACGGCGCCCGACGGCACGAACGCCGGCTGGGTCGCAGAATACTCCAGCGTCTTGCCTTGCGTGTGGAAGCGGAAGTAGCCGGGCCCAATCTCGATCACCATGGTCTGGGTGATCGAGTAGGTGAACGGAATCAACCGTGCTGGCCCGTTGTTCTTGGTGGTCTTGACGAACGCGAAGCCGGGCCGCTTCTCCGCGGGACCAAGCGGCGTCACAATCAGGTTCTCAATGCTCGCGGCACCGCTCTGGAACTTGGTGTCATCGATCCGGCCAAACATCTCCGGACTCAGCTCGCCGCCGATGAACGAACCCTTGAATGTTTTCGTGTTCGCCATCTATCTTCCCGCCATCCATGGAACCGACTGCTTGAGTTCGATCCGGCGCTGGTTGGCGTCGGAAGTCTTTGCCTGGCTGGTGAACGCCTGCGCCTTCTGCATCATCGCAGCGGATACCTGCGCGCCAGTGTCCCCCTTGATGAGCGGGCCCGCGAGCATGGAGGCGAGCTGGTACGAGAGCGCCATCACAAACAGGGCGCTGAACTGGTTGGCATCGCTGACCAGCAGCGTGTACCGCAGAATCGCATTGCAGACGTTGGTCAGGAGGATCCGGATGCCATCCGCACCGGTCTCCATGGCAAACGGCTGGGGCGTGTACACAATTTCAGCGGGGTTGGGGTAGTCGGGCATGGGGTGGAACCATGCCATCGCGTCGGTATCGACCATCACGTCGCCGAAATGCTGGGTGTAGTCATCCACCGCAAGCGGGGAGATGACGGCGATAGTGTTCAGCAGCCCATCGGGAACCGCGTAGGCGTACAGCCATGTGGTGCTGGGGTTGGTCGCCAGCAGCGCCAGGTTGGCGCGCCGGGTGGTGAAGTCCCACGTTGCCTGCTCCAGGAGGCTCTGGAGAGCGATGGGATAGAACCGGGAGCAGAATCCAGCCTGCACGGAGCTGTCCGGAGGAGAGATCGACTGGACATCGGCGACGTCGCCGATATGACTCAGTGCGAGATTGCAGACATCGACCGCGCTCGGCATGGTTGCCCCTCATAAGAACGAAGGGACCGAAGTGTGTGTCTTCGGCCCCTCGGGTGAATTGGCTTGGGCGATTACTCTTCGTCGGTGCCGTTGACTTCCTCTGCCTGCTTGCCCTTCTCGGCCTGCTTGGCTTTCGGCTTCACAGGTTCGATGTGCTCATGGAGGGGGCCGTTATGCTCAAACTGCTCTCCCTCGTGCCGCAGGACACCGTTGTAATGCGTGCATTTGGCTCGCACTTGCATGGTTCACTCTCTTTCTCTGCTGACTAGACGGCGAGTCCCTATGCGCACGGCGAAAGTTTCTACTCTCGCCGTGCGCGTAGCACTTAGGAGACGACGAAGCCGGACGGGCGTGGCGTGTTGCGTTGGATGGTGTTGGACACATACGCATCGAACGCTCCGGCGGTGAGGACGGCGGTAGCGATGCGGAACACGATGCGCCAGAAGCGCTGCGTGCCCACCGGAGGCTGCGCCTGCAACAGCGCCGTTCCCGGGGTCGCGGCAGCGAAGCCAAGCACCGGTCCGGCCAGCCGATCCGTCCATGCGGCGTTGTCAGGAGAGTCCTGAAACACAGCCTGCACGGTGGCAGCACCGGCAGAGGTGGGTACAGTGTGGCTGATGACATTGAGCCAGAGGTTCTCTCCGGTAAATTCAGCGCTGGACCCAGCCGCGCTGCCCATGTCGTAGACGTTGGTACTCGGCGTGTCGCCAATGGCCGTCGGGGCCTGGGCGGAGGCGAGTACGAGTTCAGAATCGAGCATTCCCATGATGATCTCGCTTTTCTGTGAGGGAGGGTTTCAGCCTCCCTCACGGTTAGAGGTTGCGGTTGCCAGTCGTTATACGACGGCGGCTTCAGTGATCAGGAGTTGGTCGACGGTGCGTACCGGAATGCCCATAAACTTCAGGACGCCGCCCGTGATCCCCGTTCCAGCGCCCGCCACCGATCCGGCAGTCACCGCTCCATACTGATTGACCGCCTCGGTGAACGACAGAGCGTTCTGCGACTTGTCGAGGGCTCCAATGCTCAGCATCTCCTTGACGGAGCGGTTGGCATAGAAAGCGCATCGGCTCATGCCCATGGAGGGAATGCGAGCCAGCGCCTTGATCATCAGCTTATTGATCCAGGTGGACGCGGTGATCGCCTGCGTACCCGACTGCCCATCCATGTCCGCAACGGAGATGTTGGCGATGCGAACCGCATAGCGCCAATCCTTCACACAGAGACCGTACTTCCAGTCCCACAGGTCGGCATAAGCACGGAAGCGGTTGTTCGCTGCATCGAACGCATCGATCACGCCCAGGTTCTCCTGGACCAGCCCAGCCTTCGAGCCCTTGGGGTAGAAGCCGGTGACCGTGTTCTCACCCCAACCCACAAGCCAGACGCTGGTGTTGGTGTTGCCCGCGCCGCCGGCGTTGATGATGTTCGGGCCGGAGGGACCTGCGAGCGCGTTGTACCGCGGCGTCAGTCCAAGGATGCCATCCTTGTTTGCCGACGTATCGCCGTAGAAGATCTGCTGCGCGAACGTCTCGTTCATGGATTCGACGAAACCCAGGGCCTCACTGAAACGGAACGCATCGCTGTTGCCGTTCAGGTCGGCCAGGTCTTTGTCGATCTCGTTGCGGCCCTGCTGCATCGCGCAAACATCCTCGACGGTGGCGCGGCCGGACTTGCTGGTGGGAACGCCTTTGTAGAACTGGCGCAAACTCACCGAGGGAAGGCTCGTGCGAACTACCGACTTGTGGCCGGTGGGCAGGTTGCCTTCAATGAAATTCATGTCGAAGATGATTTCGTTGGACTGGTTGAGGAGCTCGGCGAGAACGGCAACCTTGCCGTCGGGTCCGAAACTCTTGGCGATATCGATCAGGGTATTGTGCCCTGCATTGAGCGGAAGCGTAGCCATGGATTACCTTTCCTTATGGTTCACTTGGTAGGAGTTAGGGCGTTGTGCCGTAAAGGATACTGGCTGCACTGACGGGCTTACCCGTTGGTGCCGCGCCGGAAACGAAGGTGTCTTCGCTGATGGCCTTCCCGATCTTGTAGAACGCCCGAATCACTTCCGGATGGTTCCCAAGGCCAGTCGTTCCCAGCAGCTTGCTGAGTTCGGGCGAACCGAACGTGTCGAGAGCTTTCTTCGCAATCCCCAGGTTGGCATCGAGCGCATCGCCGCCGAACTCCTTGTCCGACTTCGAGCTATCGAGCCATTCCTTGTTGATTGCCAGAACCTGCTCAGTCTGACGCTCCGCAATCTTCGGAGCCATCGAATCGAGCAGCTTCTGTGCCGCATCCTGCGTCAGATTGGCTTCCTTGGCGGAGGCTTCGAAAGCGGTGAGGATGTTCGCATCGTAGGTTTGCCCCTCGGGGGCAACGAATGCGTACGTCTCGGGTGCGCCTTCAACCTTCACTTCGGGCTTGGCCTCTGCGGACTCCGCTGGAGTCGCGACAGGTTCTGCAACGGGCGGTATGACTACGGCAGCAGCAGCCGTCGCATCGCTCAAGAGCGTTGCAGCAGCAGCGACCGCCTCTACAACTGGGGTCTCGGCGCTATTTGGAGTTGTGGCCGTTTCCGTCGGTTCCATTGTGGTTCTCCTTCACAAGTGCCGAGTAAAACTCGGGGCAAAATACGTGGATTTGGGCTAAGGTGCGATTCCCGAAGTTCCTGTTTCCCTCGTTGAACGCCATCTGCATGGCATTGGTGTTGAACGAAAGACGGAAAACTCCAGACTGCTCCAATAACCGCCAAACGATCCGGCGACCACGTTTACTACTCATCAACCACTTCAGATCCAGCTCTTCGGTCTCGCTCGCCATGCGCTTGCGAAGGTCTACATCTTCCTTGGCAAGTTCTTGGCCGCGCAGGTCGGTAGGATCGTAGGCTTGACTCACATCCTCCACACTAGAACAGACCCGACCGAGTTATGTATACAGCCCTATTTCTTGCCGTACAGCATCTTCGTCGTGGCGCTACCGCCGTCGCCGCCCATCTCCATCTCCGTGATCTGCAGCCCCATGCTGCTCTCAGAGTCGCCTATCGTCGTCTGATAGCCACTCTTGCTCGTGACCATAGCCTTCGCGGTGAAGGTCACTTCATCTCCCACCTTGAGGCTGTCGCCGATGCCGAGCTTTCCCAGCACGTCGTCATCGAGGTTGATGGAGAGACCGTAAGGGTAGCGCGGGCCATCGTCTGCGGTCTGAGGCTCGTTCTGCTCCTTCGCCTCTTCCTTGCTCATCTTCATATCGACCATTGCCATCACTACACCTCCTGCGGCGACGGCGAGCCGTATCCGCTGTACTGGTTCATGAGATCGTTGAGGGCATTCGGATTGCCCGGGCCCGTGGGACTCTGTGCGAGATTCTTCGCCGTCTGCGACTGCTGCTGCATCGCTGCCGCCTGCGCCTGAGCTGCCTGCGCCTTGGCCTTCGCCGCACGCTGCGCCTGCACCTGGTCGGCAGGCACGATCAGCTTCGGATCGATGCCCATCATGTCCGAGTAGGTCGTAACCCACGCGTCCGGGTTGAAGTTATCCAGCACTTCCGGCTTCATCTGCGCCACCGTGCCCATGGACTGCACAAAGCGGTCGACGGAGTTGGTCGCGATGGCCTTCTGCGCCTGCGCGAGGATGCCGATGAATTCGATGTTCAGCGCCTGCCCCTGCATCTCCGGCGGAGGCGGTGGAACCATGCCTGCATCCATCATGTGCTGCAGGGTAGCCTCCACCAGGGGTTGCAGCGCCTCGTTGTTGATGCGCTCAAGCACCGGGCCCATCATCAGCATCTTCTCTTCCTGCCGCTCGGCAACCTCCGTCGCGGTCATCTGCGGGTTGGTCGAGTTCGCCAGCATCATGAAGACGTCCGAAAAGAACGATTGCTGGATGCGGTTGCGGCAATCCTGAATATCCGGCAGCAGGTCAGCGATGCGGAGCGGCACCTCGAACGCGGACTTGATTGGCGCCGCGGCGCTGCCGTCGTAGTAAGTCACACCACCCGGCAGGCGATTGACCTCGTTATTCTTCATGCTCGCCGGGACCTGCAACGGCGGGTTGGTCTGGTAGTCGATGGCGTTGGCCTTGCGCAGCTGCTCATGCTGCAACTGCTTGATGTCGCCCAGCGCCTCCATGCCTGGGCTATTGCCGTAGATGTCGCCACCGGCAATCGACCACCGCGGGCAGATGGCAGGGAAGGTCTTGAAGCCACTCTCGCGCAGCATCCTGCCATCGCCTTCGCCCGACTCAAAGTAATACGAGCCCCAGGCCATATTCTTTGCATCCACCTTGCCCGGGTCACGGTCGGCCCGTGGCTCGATGGCATGGATCACCCGGATCCACTGGTCCAACCCCGTTCCCCCGTCGTACAGCGACTGCACCGTCGGCGAGCAGTTGTCGTATCCAAACTCCTTGACCATCGCGCTGACGGTCATCTCAAACTCGCGATAGAGCGTGCAGACCTTGCCCTGCGCATCGGTCGCAATGGCATACTCGCCCACAGTCAGCGGGTAGTGGTGGATCACGTTCGCGAAGTCGGGAAGGACGATGCTCGCGCCGGTCCCGAACGCTCCCATCTCCTCATAGACCTGCTGCAATGCGCGATACGTGTTGGACTTTTGGAAGACGGTGTGCATGCGCGTGGTAATGTCATCCAGCCACAACTTGACCGGCTGGTAGGCATTCAGGTCGGGATCGGAGACGCCCAGGCGAAACCACGGACGCGCGGGGCTAGTCGCGCCACTCATCAGCCCAGCTCCCAACGTACGCAGAGCGCGGATGCCGGTGTTGTCGTAGATCGCATTGGCTCTGCGACGCCCTTTGTTGCGGTCCTGCAGGAAGTAGCGGCCATTCCACGGCATCACATAGGTGGTGATCTCCTGCCAATGCGCCCAGAAGGACGAGCGCTCCGTCGTCAAAGCTCCCCACCGGCGAAGTAACTTGTTGCGAAGATCCGGGTTCGTTGCCATGGTTCCCTACTTTCCGAGGAGCGTGCCGCCGCCGCCAAGCGTGCCAGTCCCTGCTCCGCTGGCTCCCGTCAGCATGGTTGAACCGATGCCCATCTTTGCAGCCTTCGCCGCGTTCGCCATGATGGTGGATACATCAGGCGTCTGCTGCGTCACCATATTGGTCGCCGTGGCATTCTTTCGCGCCGTGCTCAGCGCGCCACTTTCGGCCGTCTCTGTCGCGGTCGTCTGGCCCTTCAGCGCTGCCTGTTGGGTGCCATTGGCCTTCGCGCCTTCGTACATGCTTGCCCCAACGCCAGCCGCACCGATCCCAGCCGCGATCAGCCCCACTGTTGTTGCCGATATGCTTCCTGCCATGGCTACTCCTTTGCGAAGTCCGCGAGCGTTGGAGCGTTGCTCGGTTCGAAGAGGTCGGTGAGTGTTGCCGCGTCGGACAGCTCGACGATGTCCCACGGCCCAGCAGGCAGGTTCTTGAGATCGGCGCTGGTAGCAGCGACCGCAAAGGTCACATCCGACGTGTGGCCGACGCCATCGTCATAAACGCCTGTCTGCTTGAAGGGATCGTAGGTGACCAGGCACGGATAGTTGCCGGCGCGGTCATGCAGCTCCGATTCCGACTTGAATACGACCAGCTTCCGCCTGTTGCTCATGTCACTCTCCCGTGATGGTGAAGGTGTTTCTGTTTTCATCGCTGTGAGACATCAGCAGCTCAACCTCAGCGAATACCTCGTTTTCGGCCTCTTCGACCGTCTTCGCCTGCGTCGGGAAGATCATGGTCATCTCGACGCTGCAATCGCAATCTCCACCAGCGCACTCCTTTTTGTGGCGCGTCACAAATAGCTGCTGGCGACCGGCGCATCCCGGAATCACGTTGTAGCCTTCCAGCTCAACGCGATCCTCTCCCACCAGTACGGACGTTGAACCATTCACGATCAGCACCGTCGCCAGCTTGACCAGCGACCCCACCATCAGAATCCCCGCAGCCAGGCGAATCGTGCGAACATACATCCCGCCATGCAGTAGATGTTCCGTAGCAATTTCTACCTGCTCACACCGCAGCACGGCCTCATGCACACACTGAATCTTGGCCAGCGTCTCAGGGCTGGTTGGAACCAGAGCCGCCGTGAATGTCTGAAGGCCGATGCTCATAACCACTCCGAGAAGACGGCATGACTGCGAATGCATCCGCTACGATGTGACAGGATGGTTTCCAACGCACTATCGACGCGAGCGGTGTGCAAGAGCACGATGCACCCAGACTCGGACGCAAACTCCTTCGCAGCCGTCAACAACGCATCGCCAGCGCCGGAATCGCGATGCGATGGTTCTACATACAGGCTTTCGGTCGTCGCCACGCGCTTCCCATGATGAGGCATCACGCTGGTCAGGACCGTGATAAACCCCACCAACTCGTCGCCAGTATAGGCACCAAAGCACGCGAGCACTCCAGCACGCTCCATCGCTTCATAGATCGCTGTCTGCGGTTCGGATCCAGGGAGTAAGCATTCGACGGCGTAGGCGTCGAGCAAGGCCTGAGCATTCCTCGCGCCCAGGATGTCCATGCAACCGACTCGCCGGATTGTCGCGCTAAAGCTCACCCTCTGAGCTTACGGAGCGATGCGGCAGGTTATGTATACAGGGTCACATCTGCGCGTACGGGTCGTACTCCTGCACTTTCTTCGGCGCGCCCCAGCCCATCGTTCCGTTCGCGTTCTTCCGCATCCCCGCCGGCGCATCCGGGATAGAGAACGTCAGTGCCAGAGCGTCGGCAAGGTCAGGAGAACGCCCCAGGCGCTTCTTGATCTGATCTTTGCTCTCGATGATGAACTTACCCTCTTTGAACGCGTACGTGGGGCTGGTAAGCTCGGCAACCATCTCCGGGATCGGCGGCAATGCTCCGCCCGCCTTGATCCAGTCCGCCATCTTCATCCACATCTCAGCGCGCATATTGAAGTAGCGATCATCGCTGGTCTGCTTATTGTCGAACCGGATCGCGTACGGACTCAACCCAGACGCTCGCAGGAAATCGACCGCGCCATGCGCCCATCCTACCGGGGCCTCCAAGAAGGTCCGGCCCTCGGCCAGGCTCGAGCTGCAGGGCCGGCTCATCCAGTCGGTGAAGGCGCCACCTCGCGTCGACCACGTTCGCCGGGCTGGCGATCGTGCTCGTGCTGCGCAAGGAATTGGCTGTACGCGACCTTCGACCCGGGCGGCGCGCAGGCATCCGGGCTGCCGGTCGCGATCCTGGAGTACCTGCTGCTGGCGCTCCTCGGCGTGACCATCGTGGTCAGCATCCAGGCGGTCGGCATCATCCTGGTGCTGGCCATGCTGGTGACGCCGGCCGCGACGGCGCGCCTGCTGGTGGACCGATTCGTGCCGATGCTTGCCCTCGGGTCGGGGATCGGCGCTCTCGTCGGCGTGGCCGGCTACTACCTCTCGTTCTATCTGGGCACCGCGTCGGGCGGCACCATCGTGCTGCTGGCGACGGCGGTCTTCCTGATCGCGTTCGTTGCGAGCCCGACCCACGGTCTGCTTGGGCACCGTATGCGACGTCACCCGCAGCACGCCGCGGCCTCGCCCGCGCTCGACCCTCCGTTCGGTCACGACCACGGGGCATAGGTCGTAACACGGAGCCTCGGCTCAGGGGCGATCGCCGCCGCCCGCGAAGAAGCCCCATGCGACGCCGATGCCGACCGCGGCCAGCACCAGCAGCACCAGGACCCAAGGTGGGGTGCTAATTCCCGACCCCGGAACCGCCGGCGTTTGCGACGGAGCCGGGGGAGGGGGTCGAGACCGACGATTCCAGCGTCGACCCGCTGGCCGACGCGCCGCGTCAGGACTACCGCGAAGTCCCCCAGCTGATCGACGTTGGCCGAGAACAGGTCCGGCAG